GAGAACAATTTTTAACAAAAGCTGTTCAACGGGAATCTGTTTTAAACTTAGCAAATATTATTGGGTATAAACCAAATTTTGCAAAGCCATCTACATGTAATGTGTTGATTCAAATTCCTTTTAACATTGGAGCGTCAACATTAAATTCTACTAAAATTAAATTAGTTGGTCGTAATAATAATTCTACATTAGAAGAATCCGAAGAACAAGTATTTAAAATTAAAACTGGAGATGGAATTGAATTTTCATTAATTGACACTATTATTGTTGAAATAACTGCACAAAAAATCATTAAAGTTTATCAACAAGTTTATGTAAACTCCAGCTTAGAAACTTTTAAAAACATTGAATACAGATATGTGAATGGAAAAATTCAATTCTTTTCAAACTTTATTCAAATTGTTGATCACTCAGAGACATTTACAATTCCGGAAGTATTACCAAACGAATTTTATTCAATAAATTATAATTTTAATAAGCGTGGTAGTATTGCTGATATTGATTTATTTACAATTAGTTCTTCCATTAATGGTGTTTTAGAGCGATGGGTTCAAAAGGATTCAATCTTCGGTATTGGACCCAATGAATACGCTTATACGTACCGTGAAACTGACACAGGGATTGTTATCACGTTTGGTAACGGTGTTGTGGGTAAACAGCCTAAAAAGGGAACCACGGTCATTGTAGCGGTTGGATTAACCTCGGGATATAAAGGTAATGTTATTGCTGGTTCTATTCGACAATCTAGTTCAGTTCGATCTGTTGAAAGTAAGCCTGATAAGTCAGAATTATATAAATCTATAGAACTTAGTGTTATTAATAAAGAACCATCACAATTTGGTAAAAATGCACCTACAATTGATGAGATTCGAACCAATGCTATAAATCGAGTTTCAACAAACTCACGTCTCGTTAGTGAACGGGATTATCAAAATGCAGACTTGGTTGTAAGTAATCTACCAGTAAGAAATGTTTTTCAAGTTTTAAAACGAAGTGATTTGAAGCGAAATGAAATATCAATTTTCACAGAATTAATTTATAACAACACAATTGTGCCAACTAGAAATGCTAATATCGCTGTTAATCCTACAGAATCAGATTTACCTGAAGAGGTCATTATAAAAGCAGAATCAACTGAAATTTCAATTGATGACGAGGATTATGTGACTTTATTTGATTTAAGTTTAAATACTTATACTAATGAAGTTAACTACTATTATTATATTAATGAAATTCAAAAACCATTAACATTAGTACGACAATTGAAAACATTGGAAACAACTAAAATTCTTCCAATTTATTCATACTATGCTACAGATAGAACATCTGATGTTGAAAATTTATATGTTGAACTACATTGTAATGTACTTGATACTACATCTAAATATGAATGTAAACTCGAAGTTACTTCAATGAATGGTTCTAAACAAACTTATTACTTATATGATACAACATCATTATTAAGTGATTCCGAAACTGCGATTAAAATATTTTCAACTACACGAGATGATGATACAGACGAAAATACAAGTTCAAATCTACCAATATTATTATCTAGTATTCCCGCTGGTGACACTGTTGAATTCACATACACTATTAATCACATAACAACAAGTCCAGCAAGTTCAACAGAATTAAATATTTCAACACATTCAATTATTGTGAAAAAAGATTTAAGTGATTTTATGTATAGTCAAGTTGAACCCGGAAATTCCACATACATGATTTATGATGTTCCTGTGGTTAAGAAGGATTATTTTCAAAGTTTAATAAATAGAAGCTTATTTACATCAAATGTATTACAAAAGATTGTAGATTTTAATGTATATGAATACAAAATGTTAACAGACTTTGTTAATTTAAAATTTGCTAATACAACTGGTTATTCAAGTAATATGAAATACAGATCAATTACAAGAACATCAGTTATTGATATTAATCCAGACTTAGATCCTACAGATGATGATCTTTTTGAAATTGGTGACCGATATGCAGTAAGTGATAATAAAAATATGTTCTCCCTACACCTTGATTACAAAGCGTCTGTACCAACTGGTGGTTATATTGGTACATATACTGCAAGTGGTTGGACATTTGAAAAAATTAAAGTTAATGATATTTTTGATGTTACTAACCTTGATGGAATTAATACAAATATTTCAGATCCGGCAGACCATACTATATATAGAATGATTTATACAGGAATTGAAATAGTTGAGCCAAAATTTGAAATTCCACTCGAAATTAAAATGGTAATTATTCCAAGTGTAGACTCTCGTGTATCAGATCAGGTATTAGTAAAAAATATTAAAGACACACTCGTATCAAAATTAAATCCATATTTCGGTTATAATAAAACCTTACTTCGTTCTGTTATTATAAAAACAGTACAAGAAATTACAGGTGTAGAACACGTAGAATTACTCGAACCTTCTTTTAATATTAAATTTGAAGAAGACCCATATAAAAATATGACTCAAGAACAATTATTACGTTATACACCAGAGTTAATTTATTTTACAACCGAAAATATTATTATTGAATTGAAGGATGTATAATGATTGCTGTACCTATTCTAAAAAGTTCACCAGTTGAATTAAGAGCACTGCAAAACTACGTTACACGTGTGAATGGCTTTGAATTAAGTAAATTACATACACCGTGTTATAAACCTGTTATGGTCAAATATACGAAAGATATGAAAAATTTATTAGGTATAGAAGACAGTGACTTAAGTATATTTTTTGATGCTATAGTTGATGAAAAATATCGCGCTGCGTTTAAAATGCTTAAAAGTGATATTACAATGCTTTTATTTATTGGTATTATATATTATTCAAGATTAAAGAAGTATGATATTGTTGAATCCTTATATATTTTATTGGCTATAAGATTATATGCAAATAGAGCCAATCAATTTTGGCAAAAATATTGTAAAGAAGATATATGGGATATCGCATTAAAGAACTTATCACAAAAACATTTATATAAAGTTAGAAATGGAATTTCTAGCACTGTTCTTTTTCTAGCATCTCACGAATTTGATAAAAATAAAAATATACTCGCTTCAAAATCAATAACTCATGAACAAGCAATTAAAATGATATACATGCTTAGACATAGAATAAATCAATCAGTAAAATCTTTTGGTAAACGATATTATGAAATTGAAGCTGAAGCAAAACAACAAAATGAAATTAAAGATAAGACCAAAGAAAATATTAATGTTGGATTAATTGCTAATCAAATATCAGATAAAATATGTACTTATTCTCAAATTGATGTACAATCGTTTAATGAAGCTGTAACACGTAGTCGTATTAGAAAAGATTTGGCATTACCTATTATTCAAGGTTTATCTAGAATTGAATATAGAGATAACATTAAGTTTATAATATTACTAATGTCAAAGATTATAAACTTTTCTGATATTTGTATTCGACATCAATATTTAACCAAATCAATAGTTTCAAATAGAATTAAAATAAACAATTATTCTATAAAAGATCAAATTTTAGAAATAGTTGACTCTTTAATGTTACTTCAAACAAAATCTATGAATAAAGATCAAATTACAATACTTGTATCTACATATATTGGTTATTATATTAAAACAACTATTTGTTAAAAAATTAATACATTAAAAAATACCCTGAATTCAATTAAGAACTCAGGGTATTTTTTGTGTTAATTTTTATTTAAAAGCTACCAGTTTTTAATGCTGGTTGTGATGTACTAAGACCTTGACTAATTACCTGCATAGAACCCGAATTAATATTTTCTGTAAGATTAAATGCTCGAATGTTTGGTTGTTGAATATCTTTTATAACATTCAAAGTAGTTGAGTCAAATTTATCTGTATTATTCCAAAACCAGTTTACTAACTTGGAATCTAATGGGACTCCGTTTTTAATTTTAATTGCAACACGATCTTGTAAAGACAACTGATATATTTCAGCATTATAATCTTCTGAGCGTAATTGTAAGTGGTCTTCCAGATCTGTTTTATATTTGGCTATTGAGCTTATATTTGAATCTGTTAATAATGTTTCATCTGTAAATTGATAATTTAATAATGGATCTGACTTTGCATCTAAAAATTCTAATTCATCAAGTTCAATTTGATTAGTACTTGTACCAACTTTTGTTGATTTTTGTGCGGTTTGTTTTGCTGTAGCCAGTAATGCATTAGATCTACTATAAGTTGTGTTTAATATTACTTGAGTTTGGTCATAAAATTCTGGTGGTATTGTTTCACCGAGAAGATCTCTCATATATTTATCTAATGTTGGTCGGTCTTCCAATGGATCTTGTTCACCACGAATAATCATTGTACTATATAGAGATTGTATTGAAAATCTTACTTCAACGGTTCCGGGTCTTTGTTTAAATGATATATCATTATTATCACCACCCTTTACAACATCTAGATTTGAAATAAATCCAGCATCAATTGCACCCATCCCCGGACATTTCATTCTACATAAAACTGGATAACTATATGTAAAATTAGAATCAGATAGTGGGCACATAAATAATAATAAGTGATATAGTGGATTTAAAATATATTTAATATAATGTGGTAAACTTGATGGATATGGGTTCCATAATTTAACAGTAAATGAATAGTTTGGTTGAAATGAACTTCCTCTCCAAATCATAGGAAAGTCTACTTTTGAACCACTTGCAATATTCATTACACCTTTCATTAAATTGTTAGGTGGTTGTACAGGTTGTTGTGGTTGCTGTTGTGGTTGTGCTGGTGTAGTAGATTCTTCTGGAAGCAACCCACTAAGTCCGGGAATCTGACGTAGCGCCGTCATACCCGCTGTTCCTAGCGAACTGAATGCACCAAAAATATCGGTTGCACCTGTTATTTGTTTAAGTTCACTTCCTATCGAAGAACCAACATTCGTCGCATTTTCAAACATAGATTCACCAAAATCATGATTCCAAGACTCATTAAATGAGTTTTCAGCTTGAACTGCAAATTTGAATATATCACCAATAGGTTTTAATCCGGGAATTCCTTTTGGGAATAATGATGCAACACCAGCATCCGTTGATCCACCGCTCGAATTGGACACCATTCGTCTATATTTTTGTACAGTAAATAAGTTTAAACCTGTATCTTCACCAATTGCTCCAATTTGAGCACTAACTGGTTCTAATGTTATTACCAGCGATTTTTGTAGAATTCTATTTAAAGTTTGTTCATATGCATAATCACCACGATGTATAATTTCATGTACTGGTGGTAATCCCATTATTCGATCATACTCATCAAATAATTTAGTTTCTTCAGGAATATTTGAAATTGTTGTTGGTGTACCGATTAGATCAATTACATCATATATACTAAAATTAGAAAACGGATCTTCTGCTCGTTGTTCTTCTTGTCGTGATATAAGATCTCTAAATGCAGCAACATCTTTTCGATTAATTGCACCATCATTATTTACATCTAGTATTATAGTTTGCTCTTGGGTTGTTAAATTTTCAGCCATATTATTTTAAACCTTTATGCATCAAATTGTGCAAAAATTAAATTATATACTTCCGGTGGAATACTTTCATTGCTATTATTAGATTGTGCATTTGTTGCATTTGAATTTGAAGTATTATTAGTTGTTGTAACGGTATTTGTAACAGGACTAGACGTATTTACAGCAACTTGAGCCACATTATTATTAAGTTTATCTAATCCATCCGCAACTTTGGTGTTTGAATCTCCTACAACTTTAGATACACCATTACTTATTCTAGCAGAACTTAGCTCGTCACTTACATTTTGACTATCTACAATTTGTTCTGGTGTTATAGCAGATGCCGTTTGAGGAGGTTTTTCTTGAATACTTGGTGTTGCAGATGGAGTAGCACTTGCAGCCGGTGCCGCTGATGATGAACCCGCTGTACCTAAGCTACCCGATGCTATTTGACCTTTGTAATTTTCTGCCAGTTTAGCACGTTTTGCAGTTTCAGATTGTCCACCAGCATAACCAACCGCTTTACCAATTGAATTTATATCAGATAAATTAGCACCATGACTTTGCTTATCTGCGAAATAAACTGCTGCAATTCTTGCTGCAATTGCAGGGTCATTTGCTAGATCTGGATTTGAAACTAAGTCTAAACCAAGTTTCTTACCATATGTTGTATAGTTATCTTTACCAGTAAGCTGAATTAATCCTCTACCGCGATATTTGTATCCTTCATCTGCAGCATTACCCATACGAGAACCATAGATATGGTTACCAACCGCTTCTGGACCCTGATCTACAAGTGCTTGTGCTGCATTTACATCCGCAAATTTTTTAGGAAATAATCTATATAATGTTTTAGCACTATATTTATCAACGTCTTCAGATCTTGGTCTAAAATTAGATTCAGCTTCAATCTGAGCCATAACGTTTGCTATAGCAGTAGGATCTGTAATTCCTTGTGCTTTTAATTCATCAATGAGTGCCTGTTGAACTTCAGGTTTATTTGCACTACCAGTTGATGTTTTTGCTGATGGTGATGTACTTGTAGCCGGAGTTTTTGATGGTACTGCAGCGGGATCTGTAGTAGCAGTGGTTGGATCAAAATTTACAACAGAGTTCGCTGGCTTAGTTGTACTATATCCACTCTGAGTTGCGGCTGGTCCTGTTCCTGCTGGAGTACTATATCCATTCTGAGTAACGGCTGGACCTTGTGGAGTTGTACTATATCCGGATGGATTTGCTGATGGTTTTTTAAAAACATGTCCAGCAGCAGGATTTGTAGCAGCTTTGGGATCATATGTAGCCACAGAATTTGTTGTAGTTGTAGTTGTTGGTGTACTTACATTGGCTGGTGAAGTAGTGTTTAAAGCAATTCCTCTAGATTCCAATTCTTTAATAAAACTTTGTTTAACCGGAGCATTATCAAATTCAACACCATCAATACCAATTTGTTTTCTAACATCCATAGGAATATCAGATACAACATATTTCTTAGAACTTTGATCAATTGGTAACGAATTTGTTGCATTGGTATTCGTGTTTTCAGCAATTCCTGACTGAGGATTTAATTCCTGATCTAAGTGACGAAGTTTTGCAGACTTATTAATGTATACCATAAGTTGATCAGCAATTTCATCACCATATTTTTCACGCATTTGTTTCATTGCTTCAACTTTATTCGTACCCTGATCAACTAAATTTTTATATTCAACATGAATTTCTTTAATCTTTGTTGGAGTTGCTTTTACTTCAGCTTCAAGTGTTTTGTAATCAGCTTGACCTTTAGCACGCATTGCATCTAGTTTTTCTTGACCAAATTGCTTTATTTTTTCAATTCTACGAACAACTCGTTTACCACCAGATTCCACAATTCTAGTAATAACTTCTCTTACTGTACCATCAGCGTCTGTAATATTTTCTCTTATTTCATCAATAATTTTGTCTTTAAGTTCACCACCTTTTTCTTGCATCTTATTACCAAATTCATATCCAGCGTCTTTTAATTCTGTCATTGATTTTGGTACAGATGATGAAATTTTTTCGACAATACTACTATTTTTAATACCATTGACAACGTTTTGACCAGCATCTAAAGCAATTGATTTTAAATCGTTTATTCTATGAGCTATACCATATTGTTTAGCATAGTCCATAAATTGAGTAAATATTTTATCACCATATTTTGTTTGAATTGCATTTATAGCATCAATTTTAGTCATACCAGATTTGGTCATTTGTTGATATTCTACAAATATTTTCTTAACTTCAACTGGATATGATTTTAATTTGCTCATAGCCTCTTTTTGTTCAGTTGTTTGATAATTTTTATTATATAATGTTTCACCTGATATTGCGCCAATACTATTTTGAACACCATTAACAGCATTGTTACCATATTGCATAGCTTGATTGCCATACTGTTTAGCCATGTCAATACCTTGATTGCCATACTGTTTTGCATTATCTATATATGGTTGTGCCTTTTCTTTTAAACCATTGACAATATTTGTACCTTGATCTTTTAATGCATCTGGTGTTGACATTTGTGTATTATATTTTTTACTTAATAAATAATAATTCATTACATCATTAAAAATTTCAGGATATTTATTTTTAATCTGATTAATAGCATCTGTTTCCGGAATACCATTTTTTAACATCGTTGTAAATTCAGCATATGCATATTTAACTTCTTTTGGAAACTTTTTCATCTGAGTTAAAGCTTGTTGTTGAGACATACTCTTATAGTCAGTTGTTGAATTGTTTATTAGTGTTTTTGTTGAATCGTATGTTGATTGACCATATTGCATAGCTTGATTGCCATACTTCTCTGCTGTAGCTACAGCACCGGGAGCGTATTGGTTAACAGCACCAAGTGCTTGATTGCCATATTGTTTAGCCATATCAATACCCTGATTGCCATACTGCTCCGCTGTAGCTACAATACCGGGATTTGCTGGTGGGACTTGCTGAACTGGATCCTCCTCACCAAAGTCCAAAAGTCCGGGTTTGTTCAGAGATTTATCACCAATATAGTTTTCAGCTACATAATCACCACCATACGAACCAGCAATCATACCACCTAAACCACCAATAACTCCTCCAATTGCGGCTCCCGGTATTGCTCCAGCACCTCCAAAAAATGCTCCAATTGCACCACCGGCTGCTGCGCCACCCTTAGCTCCAAGCGCACCACCCGCCCACATACCACCAGCTCTAGCAGCGCCTCTACCCACAACTGCTGTTGCGCTTTGACCTTCTTTTATATCATCATAAGCACTAATTCCAGCATCTAAATAATTTAATGCACCAAGACCCTTGGCACCCTTAGCTAAAACTTTACCGGCTTTACCAACTTTACCAACTTTAGCAGCACCTTTTCCTGCGGCAGCAGCCACGTCGTCAACAGCACCAACACCTTTTACTCGTTTTACGCTTTTGGCTTTTTTTATCCAATTTGCAGTTTTTTTAAATCCAAGTGCAGAAACAACTGAAGAACTAAGTATTACCATAGCGTCTTTAAGACCTGTGAGTCCAGCACCAATCACACTCAGTGCTCCACCAGCTAGATCTTTTAACCACATTAATTTTTGTATACCTCTAAAGAATGCATTTTCTTTATGTTCTTTTTTATCTTGTTTACGAATTGTATCAATATCATCAGCAGATTCTTTTGTATTTTTTTGGGTCTTCATCTCAGCAGATACACCCATTGCTAATATATCATTAACAGTTTTACCTCTAAATTCACCACGTGTAAGTTTTTTAGGTGAATTACTCAATTTAATTTGTAATTCCATTAATTCAAGGGATCTCTTTTGAAACACGTCGTCTTTTCTACGAGACTCTTGCATAAAATTCAATAATGATGACATATCTCCACCGGAACCACCACCCAGATTTTCAGATATATCACCACCACCCGAACCACGAGACTTACCCGTGAAGTCATCTTTAACTCCACCTAAAAGACTTTTACCTTTTTTAAATACAGACTTAATTCCACGTTTACCTAATAATTTTACATATGAGCCAGCACCAGCATCTGGTTTTCCTTCTGTAGCTTTCCATTGTTTAAATATTTTTGATTCGTTTTTAAATAGATCTCTACCTTTACCAAATAATTTTTTACCACCTTGAAATGCACTATATCCGGCTTTAGCACCACGATATCCTAACTTACCTATTGCACCAGCAGCTAAAGTACCACCCAAAACTGGTAATAAATATGGAGCAATAGCACCAAGTAATCCCGGTAAAGCGGATGCTGCAGCTAATCCACCGGAGCCAGCAGCGCCAGCGACACCACCATACATAGACAAAGGATTCATACCAAGCATCATAGGTATTAATATACCTGCTGCACCAACACCACCAGCACCGCGTAACAAGCCGCTCATCTTACCACCACCGCCACCACCCTGCATTTGTCTAGATCCACCACCCATATAACCTCCACCACCCATACCACCACCCATAGTATTCCGTTGACCACCACCGAATAATTTTTTTATAGCGTTTGGTGTAGCAGCACTTACTCCAAGTTTAGCAGCACCAAATGCAGCACGACCAGCCATTTTAGGAACTGCCGCTATAGCTTCAATTACGGTAGTTACTTCAGATGGTTTTTTAATTTTATAATCAACATTTAAACCAGCTTTAGCAATAGACGCAATATCATAAAGTAATCTATTTGTTTCGGCTGAATTAGCACGACTTGACATATACATTAAACCAAGTGTGATATTCATAGCATTTAATACACCAACTTTTTTAGCGTTGGGTAATTCTGTAGAATATCGTGCGGTTCTTAAGAATGAAATTGAAGGTAAAGCAGTTAAAATACCAAGTTTACCAAAAAATCCAAAAGTTGTTTTTACTTTTCGTTTTTCATCACTTCGATCTAATGCACTTGCAATACTTTTAGATAAATTGGTTATATATTCGTAATCGTGTTTTGATAAACCACCACTGGAGCTTCCATATTTTTTTGATTCATTAACTCCAGAATTTCCAGAATCTCTAGAAATCATTGAATTAGCAACACCACCAGAACGAGCTAGTGAACGATCTCCTAATGATTGTCTACCCCTTTTGTTGGAATGTTCTTTATATTCAATTGTTTGACGTTTTCCGGTCCTTCTAATTTTAGCAACTCGTTTTACTTTTGAACCATCATCTGATGAAATATATGTTTCTTCAATTTGTTCAATTGGTTCTGCAATTGGTTGGACAGATTTATCGTAAGATTCCATGTTACCACCACCACCCATACCACCACCATATTCATCTGAACTACCTATAGTAGAACCACGATAAGACTTATACTTGCTGTATATGTCTTTACCACGTTCAGCCAAGCCTCTAACTAGCATTGAACCGATAGGTCCACCCAACATTAACATAGCAGCATCTCTATGGGATTTCATTAGCTCTGGAGCATTATCCGATAGAGTTTGATCATACGCAGTACTACCAGCAAATTTTGCGGTATTACCCACATTTCTTGCTGTGCTTTGAGCAAAGTTGCTCATTTTACCAAGAATCGAACTTCTTCTAGAAGAACGAGAAGAAATTTCACCACTATCAAACATAGCCTTTGGATCATTTGCCATAAAATTTTATTATCCCATATCAATCTTATTTATTGAATTTACAATATTTTGATGTATTCCGTATTGATTTTTAATTGCAATAATTTCACTTGGAAATACTACTTCTTGTCCAATTGTAGTTGTAAAATTTCGTAATCCTAATGCAAAGTAAGCATGTATTAATGCCTTCTCCGCTAACCCCGTATCTTTATGATAATTTTTTTTACCCTGAAAATTTTCCATATAAACACCAACTGTAGCATTGGCAGCATCATTAATTTGATCTGAATTTAATAATTTATCATCATAGTAGAATAAATTGGCAAAAAAATAAAACCATAAGTGAAATAAGTCGTTTATAGGAATTGAAAAATTTCCTTCTGTATTTGCATCATATGTATGGTGTAATTTTTCTACAAAATCATATACAACTCGCATTTTTTTATTTAATATTTCAGCTATATCCTTTTCAGGTATATATTTAAATTCTTTTCCAATTAATCTTATAATATAGTTGGTATAAAATGTTAGATAATCACTACTTACATTTTTTAAATAACTCGTCTTTTTATAATTTTTTGCAGCCATATGACACAACTCATGTGTTAAGACTCTATCCAAATTATAACGAGTATTACCAAGTAAAGATACATTATCGTCTAATACAATATATATAGTGTTATCGAGATTAAAATAAAATCCGAGCGCATAATTCTTTTTGATACCAAAACTGAGTTTAATCTTATTGTATAGAAAATCAAATTTTGATTGATTTGTATATCCAATTATTATCTTCTTATTTTCAATTCCAGCTTTAATTGTTTTAAATATCGGCTTTGTTAGACTAGACTCTTCAAATTGACTTATTGCTCTTTTTTGAATTTCAGGACTTGAAAATATTTCAATTGGGGGAATATCTGACATAATATTCACCTTTGTATATGGTACTAAACCAACTGGTGAAAATCGAAATTCCTCAATATAGTATTTAGAGTGATCAATAACCAACATTAATAAATCCTTTTTTTATATTTGTCCTTTGTTTATTCCGTATTTCTATATAACATATTATATATTTCTTCTTCGTTGTCAGATGAATCATCATAGTCATCATTAAAAATACAATCTATAGCAACATCAGAATAGTCATTTTCAAATTTATTCAGTCCATAATTTTCTTCAACCTTCATATGCTTTCGAACTTGATCGTACTCATATGATTTTAAACCGTATTTATCTCCGGGTAGTATTGCTTGTGGTGCTAAGTTGTCTTGATTTTCATAAAATTTATCTATAAAAGAATCATCCATTAATAAATCTTTTTGTACATCTTTACCACGGTCAAGTTTTTTTAATATTTCTTGATATGAATCTGGTGCATATTTTCTTACATAGAAGCAAAAAGCATATGCCATAACCAAGTCATCGTTATATCCATCATCAGCTTGAATTTTTCCATTTTTATTTACTAAGGTCATTAATTCGGAAGCTAATCGTTTAGAATAAACTGTATCATAATTTTCTCTAACATGATTATACATAGCTTCAATTATTAAAGGTCTTGATTTTGAATTTGTGCTTAAACCGGGAACTAATGATGGTTTACCTATTTTTAATATATTCATAGCACCCAATTTACGGGTTTCACCAAATATATTAAAATTTTCAGGTTCATCGGCTAAGTAGTTTAATACGGTTATACCGAAACCACCCGAATTTTCAACTATAATTAAATTATTTGGAAACATAATTGCAATTGTTTTAACAAATCGAGCAAATGTGAGTGGTTCTAGTTTACCAACGTATTCTGCTATTTGTTCACATGTAACGAAATCAATTATTTGTATTGTACTAAAATCGCTACCACTAGCAGATGCTACGTCAATACCCATCATACAAAAATTTGTTCTATCATAATCTGGCTTATAGATACATAATACACCACCATCTATATATTTTATTTCTTTTGTTGCTGGAAGTTCACCTTCCATATTAATTAATTCGTTTAGTTTTGTCTGTACATCAGCATCCCAATAAGATCCTTCCGAACTTATAAATTGCATTTCTAACTCTTGTGCAATAATTTTTGGATCATTATTAAACGCATCACACTGTTCTTTATACCATTTATCTGAAAGTCCAATATCTCGCCAGTAAATTGCGTTTGCTTTATATACAGATTTACCGGTCTTTGCATCCATCCATTTTCTGAAATACCATTCACCTCTACCCCGAGTTCCGTTTGGAGTACTAATAATGAATGTACCATATGGTATATTATTTTCTTGTGCAACTTTTTGTGAAATTGAGGTAGATGGAATTAATGCTGTAAACGCGGTTTGAATATTGGAAATGAAGGCGGCCTCATCGATCAGAAGTAAAGAAATTGAGTTACCACGAAGAATACCTTCGGGATTACTGGGAGAAACCGCTTGTGATACTAATGTAGAACCAGTCTTTTTTAATTTAAATGATTGTGCATTACGTTCTTCATAGTCCAATGATTCATGGGGTCGCATAAAATCTTGTGGTATATTATCTAAAATATCTAAAACTTTTTTATTGTATGAAGAAGATTCACTACCAGAACGACTTACTACACCAATAATATAGTTATCAAATAATAGTACTAACCACGCGCATATACATTGAGTTATATAACTACCACCAGTTTGCCTACTCTTATTCAGAATCTGAAAGTGGTCCTCTAGAAATGTAGTCGCTACTTTTTTCTGAGGATCATATAAAGTTACCAGTTTTCCCGTCTGTGGAATTACACAACAATTTTCAATAAAAAATATCAAATCTTCTTTACACTTATTGAAGAAATATACTTTTTCCTCAACCGACATTGTGTTGTATTCTTCTATAGTTTCTTTAAATTTCATGTATAATATACCTTATTAATCAATTATATACAAAAAAACTAAACATGTCATAATAATTATATTATAACATGTTTAGTTGAATTATATGAAATTATAATTATTTATTTCTATTGAGTCGTCTCGCTAACTTTTGAGACTTCTTTTTCTTTAAATTATTCTTACTACGTTGAATGATTGGAGTTCTAGTTGAATTATTATATTTAAATGTGTTTTTGGATTTTCCTTCAGATTCGATCATATCTTTAAGTAGAGAATCTGGAGAAGGATTACAGTCTGATGTAGTAGATGTTAAATTGACTAAACTGTTTGTAACATTAGATTTGTATTGTTTAATAGGTGTTGGTTCTGGTGTCATTTTTAATATCCTCGTTAAGTGTCTAGGCTTTCTCGGAAACAGGTTATATCAGCGCGACATACATAGTGACCCGTTTCACTTCGTGATAGTGATATTATAGACGATCCGATGATGTATTTTCCACCTGACGGCAAATATTCTGTAGTTTGTGGAATTATTTCTACACATTTTCCAACAGATGATAATTTCTTGATTGGTAACTTACTACCTGAAATTTCAAAAGAAACTGTTGAAGCAGAAGCAATGAATGCAGCCATTTTGGATGTCAGATATGAATCATTTTGGTCATCTTCATTTGAATTTGCATTAACCGTAGTGTGAATAATCTTTTTACCTTTTGCTGCAGTATTAAAGATTAGTTCTGGATTTTGTGTTGTTTGAAATGTTTGTGAAATATCATCCAAATTCTTTTTAACTGTATCTGTAAATTTATTACGTGGTCGTTTGATAACAATATGTTCATAACCTTTTGTCATAACACTAGTATTTGTTTTATTTTTTACAGCTAGTGGTTTAAATGTATAAAACACATTATCTTCCTCGGATGATTTTTTCATTATATCAGAATCAGATTTACCGGGAGCTAAAAAATACATCGAATATAGAATGTCTTGTTCAGCAATTGTAGATATATCCCACATATTAATATTATTATCAAAGTCACAATATATAAACAATGGACCTTTATAAATACCATATCTATCATTCAAATATCGAATACAACCTATAACCGATTTTGGTGGAACTACTAGTTGCTTTAATTTTGTTTCATTCATATTACGGTCTATAATATTTTTAGTTATATCTTTAACATATTTATCTAATAATGTTTTTACTATTGATAACGGTGTATTTTCTCCACCACTTTTATTTGAATTTGCATTTTTAGTATTTTGTGAATTTTGATTTCTCGCTTTATTAAATTGATCTGTTATATTTTTAATCGAAGAATTTCCAACAGAACCCATACCAAACCCACCACCATTAGTTAGTACATCTAGTGATGCACCACCAGTCCGCATAATTTCTGATACTGTTCCCGATGGTAAATTTGTAATCGAAGTTGAACCATCTGAGTTTAATCGGGTTTCTTGAATTGCACCAGTAAACGAATCAACAGTTGACGTGATTGTGTCTGATATTTGATTTACACCAGAAAAGGCATCAAATAAACCAGACGCATTAATCACATTAAAATTATTAACACGTTCAGTTAATCTTGAAAATTCACCCTGTCCATTTTTCTTACTCTCTTCATTAAATATAAAATTAATTGTAGTTGATAATGCTAGATATGGTTCTTTTAATAAACATACAACTTTAACTTTATCTTCCAATTGGCTTGTAGTATTTGCATCTCCAGAATCTGCTTGATTTGAAGCTACAATATCCATATGAATAACAATGAGGTTGAGATTAATTTTTTCTCCCGGTTGAACTGATTCTCCGGTCACATTAATTTCTAAAAAAGCATCCTGTTGACCATAAATTTTATCTAAAAAATAATCCTTTGCAGTCATATTAAAATTAATAGTAATTACAGGATAAACTGTTTTTATTGAATTCGATATGTATATACTATCAACACGCATAGTCAAATCAATTTCACCAATAGAAAATTGAATTGTATATTGTGGTCGTAACGAACGAAGAGTAGCCATTTATTATCCTTTTATTTATAAATTTGTCCTAGAAAAAAATATATTGACAAAAAAATAATCAAAAAATATAGATCTTACGGAATTCGTAGGATCTATATTTATATGATATTATCTGAATGTGTATTTTACTACCCCAATTGCACAGACTCCGATAGCTGCTATAGGGGTGAGAACTATACATGTCATTCCATATATTATAGCTGATTGAATACCCACTGAGCTAGATGCAGCCTCAGTGGCAACATTTTCAATTTTCTGGAAGGTGGTTTCCCACATCTCTTCCATCTCATTTTCATAATTCATATTTCGTTCAAACCTTTCACATGGTGACATCTCCACCTTCTCCACCTTCGTAACCACCTTTTTATTTACAATATTAACTCTACTAATCTTATTTTCATTATTATCATTTTCTTTTATGAAATGTTCATG